CGCCGGGGCGGACTCGGGGTGGAGGCCGAACTTACCGCCGGGGTAGTTGTCCGGGGCGTCGGCCTTGTCGTAGTCGAACCACGAGGTGTACTGCTCGACGATCTCGAAAGCCTCGTAGTTCGGCTCGGTCTTCATCGAGCCGTCCTCGGCGAGGGTGCCGTAGGAGACCGAGTCGATCGGGGAGCGCGCCCCGCCGGAGGCGAGGTAGTAGTAGCCGTACTCCTGGGTGATGTTGAAAGCGGCGTACGGGGCCGTCTCCTTGTTGCCCGACAGGAGCCATTTCTCCGAGGGCCGGAGATCGATCGCGAGGAGCTCCGGGGGCGGCAGCTCGGCGAGGATCGGGGTGCCGGTGACCTCCTTCTGGACCTCGAAGTAGTTGGAGTCGGCGGCGGCGGCCTTGATCCGGACGGGGGAGTTCGTCGCGAGGCCGTTGGGGTCGACGGTGACGACGGTGTCGGCCGGAGCGAGCCGGTCGAGCATCTGCCGCAGCAGGCGCGTCTCCTTCGGCGTCAGGCCCGACTTGTGGGGCTTGACGACGAACTCGGAGCGGGTCGAGACCGGTGCCCGGCCGATCACCCCGGAGATCCCGAAATTGTCGAGGTAGCGCCAGACTTCGTAGATGTCGCAGTCGGCGGAGGTGGCGGCGATCGTCGCCATGCGGATGCCCTCGGGGGTCCCGCCCTTGCCGCAGGCGATGAAGTAGTCCCGGATGCGCGAGCGGTACCAGGCGTCCTTGACCCGGACCTCGTCCCACTGGTCCGAGGTGAGCATGTCGTTCGCGGGATCGTACGGGTAGCTCTCCGACTCCGTCCGGGGCAGGAAGCCGATATTGCCGAAGATGTAGTCGAGATCGGAGAAGAAGATCCCCTCGAGGGACTGCCCGATCCGGGCGAGGAAGGAGTCCTTCTTGAGGGAGCCCGCTCCGGCGTCCCCGCACAGCGCGTCGACGAGCCGGTAGAGGACCGTCGTGGAGTCGGCCTTGTAGGCGATCTCGTCGAAGTGCTCGAGCCGCGACTCGGTCGAGCGAGGCGGCATCAACGGGATTTCATTGGCGCTGCTCATCGGTTCGCCTTCCGGGTGATGACGGCGTCGAGGAAGATCGGGAGCTGGTTGTCGGAGAGCTTGAAATCGGCGGCGTTCGTCGAGATCGGGGTCGCGGCGGAGCCGGTGTTGTAGACCTTGACGCCGTAATTGGCGGCGTTCTCCGAGGAGGGCGTGATCCAGACGTTGTCGACGCCGAGGACGTTGTGGACGACCATGATGATGTCGCTCATCTCGACCCACTCCCCGAAGTTGAACCGGGAGAAGTGATTGCGGAGGGCGGCTTGGATATTCGCGTTCGCCTGGTCGATCGAGACGCCCCGGTCGTACTCGACGGAGAGGTAGACCCGGAGGTAGCGGTAGTCGGCCTCGTGGACGAGGACGTCGGTGGTGATCTGCTTGGAGCGCTTGATGAGGGCGTTGAGGAGCTCGGGGAGCCGGTTGTAGGAGTACGTGATCGTCATCGGCGTGCCGTTGGCCGGGCCGGTCGGCGCTGCCGCCCACTCGATCCCGGAGACCTCGCGCTCGGAGCCCGCCAGCAGCGTCGTCGACTCGACGATCCAGTAGTGGACGCCCTCGGTGTAGGTCGTCGTCGTGCCGGAGCCCTCGTTCTTCACGACGAGCGTCGAGGGGACGGCGATGAACGGGACCGAGCCGAGGCGCATGAAGCGGTTCGCGGCCGAGGGCTGCGTGTTGGCGGTCCCGCGCCGGACGAAGTTCGCGATGTTGAGCTCGTTGCCGACGGCCGTCGAGAAGGTCGTCGCCGAGACGACGACGCGCTCGGAGATCGTGAACGGGTCGTTGCCGTTGACGAAGATGTCGACCTTGTTGGTGATCCCGTTGGCGGGGTCGTTGCGGGACGAGCGGGTCGTGTACTCGAACTCGATGTCGACGATCTCCCCGGCGACCATCGTCCCGGCGGCGAGCCGGGCGAGCGTCGCGGAGGTCCCTCCGGCGAAGGTGTAGTCGACGCCGGGGGTGTAGAAGACCTCGCCGGGCTGCGCGAGATTCTTGAAGACGGACTGCGAGTCCCGCCAGACGTACTTGACGTCCTGGTGGACGGGGAGGGTCGCCGAGGCGGAGGGGGCGGCGGCCTGCGTCCGGTACCACGTCGTCGGCCCGTAGACGGCGACGCGGGAGACGTTCTGGTTCTGGAGGCACATCGCCCGATAGAAGTCCTCGGTCCCGGCGATGTTGCGGAGGAGGGTGTTCTTGAAGCGCTGGCGAAGCTCCTCGTCCGACTCGACGTCGATCCCGCCCGTCATCGGGGCGAGGTTGGTGACGGAGGTGATGCCGACGGCGGCCGAGACGGAGGTGATCGTGCCGGAGGAGACGTTGCCGATCGACCCGGCCACCGCGCACTCGACGGGGACGTCGACGGCGTACGTCCCGGTGACGATGACGGCAGGCTGCGTCGAGAAGAAGTAGAGCGGGGTGCCGTTGGAGGCTCCCCCGGCCGGGACGTAGAACTGCGTGCTCGCGGCGACGAGGACGTCCTGAGTGGCGGCGTTGGAGAGCTCCATCCGCACCGTGCCGGTCGCCCGGCGTCCCTGGAGACGGCCGAAACCGAAGATCCCGACGAACTGCTCGAGCTCGAGGCCCGCCTTCGTGTCGATGTCGAGGGCGGTGCCGGAGACGTAGCCGTCGATCGACGCCTCGGAGATCGCCTCCGCGACCGCGTCGATGATCTTGCGCTCGGGGGTGCCGATCTCGAGCGAGAGGCCGGGGATCGTCGTGTTGAGGTTGTTCCGAATCCGCTGGGACACCTCTGCGGGCGTGTTCGCCATCTTCTCTCCTATACCTCGACGCCGACCGAGAGCTGCCCGACCTGCCGCGATCCGGTGATGAACTGGATGGTCACGATGACCGAGTCGTACTGGATACGAGTCTTGATGTCGGCGACCGAGACGAGGACCTCGTCGGCGGAGAACCGCTGCGGGTTCTCCCGGAGGACGCGGACCTGGAGGGCCTGGTAGTTCTGGAGGACCCGCATCACCTCCGACTGGACCATGCCGATCGTATCGTCGGAGATCACCGAGCCGATGAAGCTGTCGAGGATCGACCCGTACTGCGAGTGGAACCGGTCCGAGCGGTAGGGCTCCTTGAGCCAGAGCGAGATGTCCTGCTTGAGCTTGTCGATCCCGTGGACGACGCCGAGCTGCGAACCCCGCATCACGAGATCGCCGTTTTCCACCGCCAGCGAGAAACTCATCGACTCGTACCTCCTCTCCTCTTATGTCGCGGTTGCGTTCCCTTGCAAGTCTCGCCTATGTGATCGTCGTCCAGGCCGTATCGCCCTCCCGGCGCTTCTGGAGGCTGCCGGTGTCCGGATCGATCCGGAGCTCGAACTCGCCGAGGAAGATCGACGACGGGAGCCGGACCGCCGAGCCGATGACGTAGGTGGGGCCGGTGGAGCCGATCGCGGTGAGGCCCTCGGCGGGCGGCAGGGCCGTCTTCGGGTCGAGGAAGTTGGTTTTGGACTCGAGGAACCACGACAGCCCCATCCGCCGGACGACCCACTGCTCGCCGACGGCGGGGATCGAGTAGACGCCGCCGGGGAGGACCTGCGAGTGGACCGGGACGGAGCCGGTGAGCTGGTTCCAGCCGGTGTAGACCTTCTGCCGGAAGTCGACCGTCCGGATCACCACGACCATCGAGTCCTCGCCGAGCCCGGAGCCGGTGCTGAACTGGGTAGCCATCAGTCCTCGCTCCCCTGCCGGGCGACCGGCGATTTCGACAGCGACATCGGGGCCATGACCTGAGCGGAGGTCGTGAATCCGGAGTCGAAGTCGAACTGGTGGGTCACGGACTTCACGTAGACGACGAGGTCGTGCCCGACGAGCTCGATCCGCATTCCGGGGAACAGCTCCGGCATGAACGTGAAGTCCACGGACGTCTGGAACTGCTCCGCCCACTTCTGCATGAACAGCTTGATCGCGATGAGGAGCATCGCCTCGGGATTGCCGTTCTGGTAGATGTTCGGGTACTGCTTCTTGATCCGGCGGGGGCCGTACCGGCGGAGGAGCTCCTCGGCGGTCTTGAACTCCGGCTCGAAGAAGAAACCCTCCGTCGCCCGGTCGAAGAGCCACTTGTCCTCGACGGTGACGACGCCGGGCGAGCGGATGTAGCCGAGATCGCCGGTGGCGATGATCGTCCCCTCCATCGTGTTCGCGCCGGAGGTGAAGACGTGGGTGGTGAGGGCGTCGTCGTTGATGTTGATCCGGACGTCCTTGCACTCGACGTCCTCGAGCTTGAGTGTCGGGGCGGTGTTGTCGAGGCCGAAGTAGTCCGGGTAGAACGCGACGAAGTCCCCGTTGGGGGCGGACTGGAACTCGCGCATCCCGGCGTCGGTGAGCGCCCGGACGATCTCGATGAGCGACTGGTCGTTGAGCGAGGCGTACCGGCCGGTGAGCTGACGGCTCATCGTGTCGATGTACGACTTCGGGTTGAACAGGTACGTGAAGATATTTTTTGCGAGCTTGTTCTGGAAGGTCGACTGCCCGCCCGCTCCGCCCGTCGCGGCTCCCGGCGTCCCGCCGGAGGTCGTCCCGTCGAGGACGCCACCGGTGGCGGCGTTGCCGTGGGTGGTGACGTGGATGTGGTCGAAGTGGTTCTGGGTGTCGGAGCCGCGCTCCTCCATCACGTTGCCCTGCCCGCCGATCGGCTGG